CTCGCGTGACAAGGATCATTCTGAATGTGCCATTCTAGGGCTGCCACGCGCATATGCCCAACTGGAGGGCAATTGGGTGCTTTGGGTGCCTGACGAGTATGCAGACTCCGACAAACACATGGCCTCCTGTGCCATGGACTTATACGATGAATACCGGCTTGTTGAGTCCTCAGCTGGGGATCGAATTCGTGATCTACAGGCACAGTTGTTATTATCTGAGCAAAAGGTCTTCACAGTCTCTGAACTGCGATCTTCAATTCGTGCCTCGTGTAGTCTGGATACAAGGGGAAAACTTGGGTGGTCCTGGGTAGGCTCTCTAGCTTCTGCTCATGCACTCAGGAGTATTAGCGATCCTGCTGAGTTTGATCGACGGTATGGCAAAGGTATCACCCATCGGACATTGGCCCACCATATGACAGTCAGGCATTCAGCACGAATAAAACCCGATGGCAGCCTTGAAAAGGGGACTGTTGCCGAGATGATCATAAACAGTGGAGTTGACCCGCTAGTTTCAAAGGTTACGCCAACCTTTAGATTCTTGTTTGGCAACCGCCCCGTTTTCTTCAATCATCCCAAGAAAGGCGAGCACAAGGACCGCGAAATCTCAATAACAGATCCTGACTCAAGAGTTGCGCTCAATTCTGCCGAACTAGCGTGCGGGCAATATGGACGTACGACTGGGGTTGACTACCTCAAAGTCGCAAACAAAGACCAAGTTTTCTATAAAGCGTCATCACTGGCTCTGAAACGTGGCGGAGTAATTCAAAGTTCCGACGCAAGTCGATATGGGCCGATGATGTCAAACTTTGCGATCGCTATTATGCTCCTTGCGTTAGGCTCTCAGTCCATGCATCTCAGGTGGTCAGCTGTTGTTTATGGACGATTGGCATACCGCTTAATGACTCTAACCAGAGGCATTCTGCCAAAACTAGCCAGTCTATGTGTACATCCAGACACCAGCAAACGTGCGTCAGGGACCTTCAATTGGATCAATGCGATGCCCAGAGTATATCATGAGGATGGTGTTCATGCAGGATGGTACTGCACCTCCGTACATATGGGTCAGGGCATGTCACACCACAGCAGTTCTCTCTTACATGCGGGTGGGCTCATTGTGTCACAAGATGCAGTCCTCAAGTGTAATATCCAAGTTAATGGGAAACTAGTCCGGATTGTACCCAAAACAATGGTGACGTCAGATGATAGCACCCTGATACCTAGTGCTTATAGCTCAAGTACCAACTATCATCTCACGCGCCGCGAAAAACAAACTGCCTGTCACATATTCTTAAGACTGCAGCGAGAAACTCGAAAGACGGCCTTGCGAATGGTAAGTGTGATGCCAAATCTCCCAAAGGAGGTGATAGCAGGCACCAAAGGTGAGTTCAACTCACAGGACACTGGCATTGGATTGAGCTGCCCTATACTGGGGTTCAGAGAAGGCATCGCATTGTTAGTCCCTCCGTCATCATCATCCCTCATTGGTGATTATCTGAACGCACATGCAAATGCCAAGACTGTTGGGTTCTTAGGTCAAGGGATGGAATGTGGAAACTACTTTCATGCATTGGCAATCGATGCCATTGAGCAGCGGTGGTATCTCAATCAAATGGAACGCCAGGTATTAGAAGGAAATGTTCTGATTCCTAGCCAGTTAATATGTCCTGCCAGCGGCACGGAGCTGGCGTCTTCGCCGGCCTCATGGCTGGCACCCTCATGCCGTGCTTTCCTGCTCGACCAGTCAGTGACAAAGAACTCAATTTCTGAAGACTTAGATCCTCACACCAAGGATGCAGTTTTCAGCCCATTGATGCATATTAAAATATCAATGTCTAAGCAGCATCGGCGGGCAATAATCAGCATCAAAACCCTCATCAAGGAGCTCCAAACGAGGAACAACAGTGCTGGTGCTCAGCTTATGGAGGAGGTTTTATCAGAAACCCTGTCTTCTGCTCGCACGCGAAACCTTGGTCGTGTTGCCACCCGGATTAAGACTCGAAA